ATGCAGTATACGTTATTGCTGACTCAACTAAATACAATGAGCCGGCTGGTTTATTGTCGTTAGCATCTAATGCCGCACCATTCTTGCCGTCCGGCTATGATGTTTATAGAAGGATTGGCTGGGTGTTGACTGATGGCTCTGCAGACTTGCTAGAATTTTATCAATTTGGCTCCAATGAAACTCGCGCGTATTATTACGACGTTGGTATTTCTGAGTTATCGGCAGGTAACGAAACAACTTACACAGCAATTGATTTAGCAACAAGTGTGCCGCCAATTGCTACACGTGTATTTTTAGATGTTGCTTATACACCTGCAAGCGCCACTAACCTATTACAATTAATTCCGGGCGGAAGCTCTGCAACAAACGGCGTTGTTCGGTTTGGTTATGGTGTTGCTGCTGCACAAGTTGGCGATGCTATTGCGCCCTGCTCTTTAGTTTCCGGTGTTCCGCAAATTGAATACAAAGTAAGCAACGGTTCTGATGCTGCTACTATCTTGGTAATGGGGTTTGAGGATTACTTGTAATGGCTTACACAGTCAATCAATTAGTATCGGGGGCGTTTTACGCTTCCGGTATTGTATCCAGGGAGTTTGAAACAGTAAGCGGGCAACAGCTCTTTGACGGTATTGAATGGCTGAATGAAATACTTGCTGAGAAAACTATTGATAGTGACATGGTGCCATATGAATCAACATATGAACTAAATCTTGTTCAAGGGCAAGAAGAGTATTATATTGAAGACTTAATAGAAATAGACACGCTGACATTTACAATTGATAGCGTTCGATTTCCGGTTCAGCAAACACCGCGTGATCAATACTTTGGAAGCGTGCGAGTAAATAATATACAGTCATTGCCGGTTTGCTGGTTTATGGAAAGAGAATATGGCGGAGCAAGGCTTTATATTTATTTCCAACCAAACTCATCATATGTAGCAGAAATAAAAGGCATCTTTAGATTAAATAATGTCACTCAAGGCCAGGACTTATCTTTAACTTTAGACCAGTTTTACATTACTTATTTAAAATACGCATTAGCTTGTAAAATATGTGACGAGTACTCGATGGAAATACCGAGGGGCGTTCTAAAGCAGCATGACAAGTATTACGGCTATATAAGTAAGAAATCAAGACCATTGGATTTACATATTAGAAAAAGTTCAACGCTTCACAAAAGAAACGGCGGGAGCTGGGCTTGGGCAAATTTGTTCAGAGGATACACAACTTGATGGTTTTTAAGGATTAAAATGCCTAAAACGCAAGCAGAAATAAAAATTGTGGGTTCAAGCACTTTTGGAAGATACCCAAAAATATCATTAGAAAAAACTTACAACATGTTTATTTCTGATGACTGGCTTGTGTCATACCCTGGATTTAAAAAAGTATTAGAAATAAATGCAAACTCAGAGGGGCGAGGCTTATTTCATAGTATCCGCGGCAACTTCTTAATATACGTTGTCGGCTCAAGTGTTTATAAAATAACAACTGGCATTGGCTCAATTAAAGTTGGCAATTTATCATCTAGCACTGGTGAAGTGTTCATGGATGAGAACTTATCAAGTCAGATATGTATAGTTGACGGTATTGATGCTTATATTTATAACTGGTCAAACAAATCATTAACAAAGCAAAACTTTGCATATGCGCCAGGGTTTGTTTCATATCACAATAGTTTTTTTTTAATAGCTCAAGAGCCAACGCAGCCACACCCTGAAAATTGGTTTGTTTATCAATTTCTAAATGACACAGAAATAGTACAACTTGCATCGAACGCAGGCGGTACATTTTCAATTCAAACAAAACCGGATGTATGTTTGGCAGTTCATCGCATACCCGGGCGTGGTAACAATATAATAGCAATTGGCAGCGCAGTTTCTGAAGTCTACACGCAAGTAGGCGGAAGCGAGAACTACAGAAGAAACTCAAGTTTTAACATCAACTCAGGCTGCGTAAGTAAATCAACAATTGCGTGCGCTGATACATTAGTTTGCTGGCTTGGGCAAAATGAAAACAACTCACCGACGATTATGTTTACTGATGGTTCAAACATTGAGCAAATATCAACGGATGGTATAAATTACCAATTGCAAGAAATACAATTCCCTGAACAATCAACCGCATTTTTTTACAAGCAAGACGGCCATTTATTCTACCAGCTTACTTTCTATAATAGCGCTGACAATCTATCTCTAGTTTATGACTTTAATACGAGCAAGTTTTTTCATGTGACAGATTGGAGATTAAACTATCATCCGGCCAGACAAGTAGTTTTCTTTGAAGAAAAAACATATTTTGCATCACTAAGCGAAGGTTCTATTTATCAGATGGACACTAATATCATTGATCAAATCAATGTTGTTGGTGATGTAGAGGGTCATAATATCCCGCGCATTAGAATATGTAATACAGTAAGACAAGGTAGCACAAAGCCGTTTAGAGTTAATGAAGTAGTATTTGTTATGGAGCAAGGTGTTAATAGCTTTCCTCAAATGCGTATTGATTCATCTAATTGCACTGATATTATGATAACTGAAGACGGTAATGTCATGATAAGTGAAGGCGGGGCAGAAATGCAGGGCGAAGATGGTATTTGTGCTACTAATATAAATAGGCCGTGTGTTGATATGTCTATAAGTAAGAACGGCGCTCAAACATTTAGCGGCGGGGTTCGCAGATACTTGAATGCTGAAGGTCATTATAGAAACATGATAAGTTGGCATAGACTTGGTTTTGCTAATGAATTTACTGTGCAACTAGAGTTTTCTGGAATGCAGAGATTTGTAATTAACGATGGTTTGGCGGATATAACAACATGACAATACCAAGTACCCCGGTTTTTTATGATATGAAATATGTTGATAAGAACGGCAAGTTAACAACTGAATCACATCTTTATAATGATGATTTGTTTCAAACGCTAAATGTTGTTGTTAATCTTTTAAATCAAGTTATTTATACATTCATAGCAAGCGGCGGCAATGTAACAAATAACGGCATGGTTGCTGTTAATAAGACAACTACACAGATTAATGATTTAGCATCTGAGACAAGCACGCCGGTTGGCACATTTTGGTTTGATACAACCATATCAAAATTAAAAGTATTAACTGCGCCGGGCGTAGTTCAGACGATAACAAGCGCATAAGAGGTTACAACATGAGTTTATTTGATATGCTTTTTGGTGGTGGTGGTGAAGATGCTGCTAATAAATATTTAGACCAGATTCCAGATTTGCTGCAAAAGCACTTAGGTTCTTATTCTGATAGAGGCGGAAGAGCTGGCAACATGCTAGAGGGTGTTTATGGCGGTATGGTTAATGACCCAATGGGTTATATTAACAATATTATGTCTAATTATAAGCCATCCGAAGGTTATCAGTATCAGCAAGATTTAATGGGTCAATCAGCTGCCAATGCAGCAGCGGCAGGCGGTCAGCGTGGCGGTGGAGCAGAGCAAGCAGAGCAACAGAGAATCACTCAAGGGTTGCTTGGCATGGATATGCAAAACTGGCTTAAAAATGTCATGGGCGCTCAGGGAATAGGAATGCAGGGCGAACAAGATTTTTATAAAACTGGATTTGGTGCCGATTCAAATATTTCTGATAGCTTAGCGAACTTAATGGGAACTAAGGCGACTAATGCGTATAAGAGTTCTCAAGATAATGGTATGGGTGATTTGTTGGGTCTTGCAATAACTGCTGCTGGTGCAGTTGGTGGTCTTCCTGTTGCGGCCGGAGGTTCATTACTGGGTAACTATTTAGGTAAGAAGTGGGGGTTATAAACCATGGCATTTCAACCAATTAATTTTTTAAATGCGCCAAGAAGACCAAGTCTAGTCTCTCAAATACCCAAGCTATTTACGCAGGGGTTTCAAATGGCGCAGCTACCAGAGCAGGCACGTCAGCAAGCGGAGCAAAACAAGCTAAAACAAGCTTTACTGCAAGCTCAAATTAATAGACAGAATCAAATGACGGGACAAAGTGCTGCGCAAGCAAATAGATTAGCATTGGAAAATGAGAGATTAATTCAGTTTCGTAATATGCTTAGGTCGTCCATGGGTGGGCGCGCCCCCGAAGATGAAGGGCAGCAAGAAGGGCAAGAAAATTCTCCTGCGCCTATGTCTTATGGTCATTCTCCTTCTACTGTTTCACAGGTGGCGCAAGATTCAACAGATGTTGAGCCAGGAAGTACTTTATCCGCAGCTCCTCCAGTACATAAAAATAGTAGGCAGGTTTTAGATGCTGGAGACCCAAGACTCTACCAGTTAGACCACTTATTTATGCAAAATCCTGATTATCGCGATCAGTTTGAAAAAATGGGTTACAAGATGCATAGAGCCATCAAAAACAACCCGGAAACAGGCCAAGCATTTGAAGAGATAACTTATCCAAGCGGAAAGGTGGAAGTTCAAGCGTTTGAAGTGGGTAAACAGCCTGAGCAAATAGCACGCGGAAAAGAGATGGCGAAGACTGACGCAGGCGTATATAAAAATGCTTTAGAAGCAACTCAAACATCGCAATCTGCATTAGATAATTTAGATTACATCCAGGATATTATTCAAAACAATAAAAACTTTGATAATGTCACGGGTCCGGTAAAGAATGTATTGGCTACTTGGATAGGTAGCAAAGAAGACAAAGAGTTAATTGGTAATATTCAAAGCTCAGTTGGAAATATAGTTTTAGATGCTGCTAAGTCAATTAAAG